GGGAGGCAATTCCTGCCTCCTCAGACCTCAAGTGGGTGAGTTGGGATGACGCGAATAGCCGGATCACTAAGTTCTTTAGTGGTCCGCTATTTCCCGTTGATCCTGCAACTGTCGCATTCCCTGCAAATCTGAAGAGTAGTGATACTCTTTTAGATGCACAAGGAGCTACAGCTGTAGCCCGCAGTAGTCCCACTAACTCAGTGGCTGACGCTGCCACTTTCCTAGGTGAGCTGGTCAAGGACGGAATTCCGAACTTGCCTGGCATGCACCTATGGAAAGAAAAGATTCGTCGTCTCGCTGATGCGGGAGACGAATTTCTGAACGTAACGTTCGGATGGCTGCCATTGGTGAGCGACATAAAATCGCACGCCACTGCCGTACGTAAAGCTGATGCTGTTATGAAACAGTATGAGCGTGACGCCGGCAAAATGGTAAGACGTCAGTACCACTTCCCAGCAGTTAAGACCATTGATAGGCAAACCATTTCGTCCGGAGTGTACCCTTATATGGGTACCTTCGGTAGCGGATGGTCAACCTACGTTGGTCTTGGGAATGTAGTTCGCACGGTGGAGACCGAGCGGAAGCAGTGGTTTTCCGGAGGCTTTACCTACCACCTCCCGACCGGATATGACAGCCGATCGGGAATGGCAAGGAATGCCGAGGAGGCCAAACGAGTGTTTGGCGCCACGCTTACCCCAGATACTCTCTGGGAACTCACTCCCTGGAGCTGGGCCATTGATTGGTTTTCCAATGCTGGAGATGTAATACATAACCTCTCCTCTTGGAAGACATTTGGTCTGGTTTTGCGGTACGGTTACATGATGGAAACAGTTACCCATCGTGTAACGTATTCCTTTGAACGTTATTCGGGTAGTAATCCCAATAACGTCAAAGTTGCTGATCTAAGCCTCGTAACAGTTACGAAGCAAAGACGGCAAGCAAACCCCTTTGGGTTTGGCGTCACCTGGAGTGCTTTGTCACCACTTCAGACCGCCATAGCCGCTGCGCTCGGTATTTCCCGAACGTAGTAGCGGGTGCATTTTGCACCTAGCGTAAACACCATACTAACCGGAGCAATATGCTCTGGAAAAAGGAGTAGTGCCAAATGTCGTATTCTGATCCTCAGACTGTCACCATTTCGGGTANAGCGATCTCCCTTCCGCGCGTAAGCGTAGGAAAGGACACATCGTCGTACCTGAGTGCTGACGGTCTTGTGCGTATGACCGCTGCCTCTACCTACGGGAAGAGGAATCGGCGTTCGCTTCGGATCGACCATTCGAAGATCTCAGCAGATCCGTTCATTCCGGCGACAAACGTGAAGCAGTCGATGAGTTGTTACATCGTCTTCGACACGCCCGTCGTTGGATATACGGCAGCTGAGGCTCTCGCGGTTTACGCTGGCTTCAAAGGCCAGTTCACCGCGGCTTCGGATGCTCTTATCACCAAGCTTCTTGGCGGTGAGAGCTGATCAAGTGACAACCCGACAGCGATGGATTCATTTCCTCGCTATCAGTTTGGCCATGGTCCTCATTGTAATGATGACCGTGAGCTTGATCAAGGTCATTCAGATCGTGTCTCAAGTAGTCAACGACTACTGCGGACTTATTTGATCTGAAGAGAATAATCAACGGCGTTTGGCTAGGGATGGATCACCTCAAATGAAAGAGGGACCATGAATAGCCTGATGCTACTCTGGAATAGGTTAGCTGAGGAATCGGCTAACCGATGTCGCACTAGCGCCACCCTTGACATGAACTATGTCAAGAGGAGGTACGAACACGAGGGGTTCTCGTTTTTAACGATTACCCTACCTACCTTTGGAAAAGATACCGAAAAGTGTCTTGACCAAGGGTATGTGGATCGCAACCTGTTTCAGGGTTTTCCCTGGCAGGCAGGTCTCCCCCGATTTCTCGGAGGTTTCCTCGATCTTGTGTTCGACCGAGCTAGTGGTGTGTTGTTGAACACTCCAGACATTGATGCAATTCTTGCTATTCGTCAACTAACGTTGATGTTTGGTAAGATTAACCTCTCGTGCTCGAAAGAGCGCTATGAGGCTGCGATGGCTGGTTATGTTCAATGTGAGAAGGAGGTAAGAGACGCTGACAGCAAGATATCGGACCAGCAATGGTCTAATTTCCGACGTGTTAGCGCCGTGCTTTATGCGGAAGCGTTTACCGACGTGGATCGTGAGATCTACCAAGGTAGGTTGCTTCCCAAGCACGGACCAGGGGCTACTGCAGATAAACTTCGTGGAAACACGAAGTATCTTCAGAGCACCTGGCCTTCTCGTTTGGAGAGGTACTTTCCTATGGGAGAGTACCTTATACCGAATTATCGTTATTACGATAATTTGGAATCCATATCCCTCCTCGAACCCGGTTCGGAGATACCCGTTTCGGTTATCGCCGTTCCTAAAACGCTCAAAACACCAAGAATTATTGGCATTGAACCTACGGCTATGCAATATAGCCAACAGGCCGTTGCTAATTCACTCTTGATAGCTCTTAAGAAGGTTGACTACCTTCGAGCTATGCTTGGATTTACAGATCAATCTGTTAACCAACAGATGGCCTGTAACGGTTCCCTGAAAGGGGAGTTGGCCACACTTGATTTAAGTGAGGCATCTGATCGTGTTTCGAATCAGCATGTACGAGGTCTTTTGCATAATCACCCCCATTTGCATGGGGCGGTTGATGCATGTCGATCTCGGAAGGCTGATGTACCTGGTTTTGGTGTTTTACGCCTTGCCAAGTACGCCTCTATGGGTTCAGCCCTCTGTTTTCCTGTGGAAGCAATGGTGTTTTTAACACTAATCTTCCTCGGAATTGAAGAGGAGCTCAACACATCACTTTCCCGAAAGGACGTTAAACGTCTCATCGGGCAGGTGCGTGTGTACGGGGACGATATTATCGTTCCTGTACATTATGTGCATTCCGTTATCCGGTCACTCGAATCTTTTGGGATTCGAGTGAACTTGGGCAAGTCCTTCTGGAACGGTAAGTTCCGGGAGTCTTGCGGAAAGGAATATTACGACGGACACGACGTAAGTATTGTTCGTGTTCGTCAGGTATTCCCGACCAAACGGACGCATGCTACCGAGGTTATATCGATGTGTTCGCTTCGTAATCAGCTCTATTGGGCTGGTTACTGGCAGACGTGTCGATGGTTGGATTCGGAGATCGAGAAAGTAATAAAATACTTTCCGGTTGTCCTACCAACTTCCCCGGTCATAGGTCGTCAATCTGCTCTGGGCTTTGAAACCCAGAAGATTGACGAAGACCTACATAGCCCTTTAGTCAAAGGCTATACGGTCCGCGCTAAGTCACCAAAAGATGTTCTTGGTGACGAAGGCGCCCTACTCAAATGTCTCCTCACAATGGAACGGAGAGAGAGGAACCTACCGGAATT